TAACTAAGGGTCCTTTCGGCGCACACGTTTGTGAGGTCTTTCGAACCGCACTATTTTTCTAGGCACAAGTGCTTAAAGTAGACTAATAGTTATTGGCAGTCTTATCGAGCCAGACGAAAAGCCTCTACCGTCTCGCTACACATTGCATTTTTTACTTTTTCCTGAAATTGCCGAATGGCACTAGTAACTCAAGCCGAAGCAGCACGAATTCTTGGCATCACGCCGCCGTCAGTTCACGCAGCCATTGCAAAAGGCCGAATAAAAGTTGTTCTCGACGAGAAGGGTCAGAAACGAATAGACACGTCCACGCTCGCTGAGGACTATCGAAAAAACACGCAAACCCGAAATACTACCGCGCACAAGAAGGCAAAGGAACTAGAAGCCGGACAGCCTGAACAAAAAGTGTCGCGACCAAGGGGGCGCCCCAAGGCGGAGCCGCGCATTTCTCGCACCCAGGAATACATCCCTGATTACGACGAGAGCAGGGCGCGGACCGAGTATTTGAAGGCTGAGCTGCTGGAGCTAGACCGCCAAACCAAGGCAGGGAAGCTGGTTCCAGTCGACGAAGTTGAGGCGAAGTGGATCGAGGTGATCACTTTGGCTAGGGGCAAGATGCTGGGCATCCCGAGCAAAGCGAAGCAGCGGATTCCAGATCTTGATGCTGCTGCGATGGCGTGTTTGGAGGATATCGTGCGCGAAACGCTGGAAGATTTGGCTGGGGAGGCACAGGAATGAGCAATGTCGACCTGCTGACCAAGAAAGCATTTTTGGCGTTCAAGCCACCAAAGAAGCTGAGTCTGAGTGAATGGGCGGACGAGAATGCGTTCCTCAGTGCTGAGTCAAGTGCTGAGGGTGGCAGGTGGAGAACGCTGCCTTACCAGAAGGGAATCATGGACGCGATTACCGATCCATGTATTGAGCAGGTGACGGTGATGAAGTCAGCCAGGGTCGGCTACTCGAAAATTTTGAACCATGTGATCGGGTATCACATCCACCAAGATCCAGCGCCGATCATGCTGGTGCAACCAACGATTGAGGACGCGCAGGGATATTCAAAGGAAGAGATCGCACCGATGCTGCGTGACACTCCAGTGCTTAAGGGCTTGGTGAGTGAGGCCAAGGCGAAGGACGGGGCGAACACGATCCTGCAAAAACAGTTTCCAGGCGGGACGCTTAGCTTGGTGGGAGCCAACTCACCGCGTGGCTTCCGGCGTGTTAGCCGGCGGATTGTGTTGTTCGACGAGGTCGACGGCTATCCGCCCTCAGCTGGTTCTGAGGGTGACCAGATAAAGCTGGGCATCAGGCGTACTGAGTACTACTGGAACCGGAAAATTGTTTCTGGATCTACCCCGACGGTGAAGGACTTCAGTCGGATTGAGCGGATGTATCAGCAATCTGACCAGAGACGGTATTACGTTCCCTGCCCCAGCTGCAGTCATATGCAGTATCTGCGTTGGCCGCAGATCAAGTGGTTTAACGATGACCCATCAACTGCTTGCTACGAGTGCGAGAAGTGTAAGGAGCACATCCCGCATGCCAAGAAGCGTTGGATGGTTGAGCGCGGTGAGTGGCGGGGTACTAGTGAGTTCAACGGCAAGCATGCGGGGTTTCATATTTGGGCGGCGTACAGCTACAGCCCTAATGCTGCTTGGTCAAATCTGGTAGAGGAATTTTTAGAAGCAAAGCATGACGCTGAGCAACTAAAGACGTGGGTCAACACAATTGTTGGCGAGGTCTGGGAGGACGAATACGCCAGCAAGATGAGCGGTGAGTCGCTGATGCAGCGTGCTGCTGAGGAGAAGTACAAGCAGGCATCACCACCAGCTGAAGTGTTGTTGCTGACGTGTGGATGTGACTGCCAGGACGACAGACTGAGTTTGTCGGTGTGGGGTTGGGCGAGAGATGAAGAGGCTTATTTGGTTGATCGAGTTGTTCTTCATGGATCACCGTCCAGGCCGGAAGTATGGAAGCAGCTAGATGAGGTGCTGCAAAATCCGTACGAGACGGAAGATGGCCGCAAGCTGAATATCGAGGTTTGCTGCATTGACTCTGGTGGTCACCACACCCAAGAGGTGTATGGGTATTCGCGAGAGCGTGCCGCGATGGGTGTGATTGCGATTAAGGGTATGGGCCAGAAGGGCAAGCCACCATTGGGCAAGCCGAGCAAGGTTGACATCAACTTCAAGGGCAGAGCGATGAAAAATGGCGCTCAATTGTTCCCTGTTGGCGTTGATGGGGTGAAGTCATTGTTGTTTGGCCGACTGAAGCACAATGATCCAGGACCTGGATACCTTCATTTTTATCCAACTGTTGGTCCTGACTACTTTTCTGAGCTGACTGCAGAGCGACAGGTGCTGCGATATCGCAACGGCTTTCCTGAGCGTGTTTGGGTCAAAAAGAGTCAGAGTCCAAACGAGGCGTTGGACGAAATGGTCTATGCATATGCGGCTTTGCACCGGATGTACCAGAAATATGACCGCCGAAGCATTTGGGATCAGTTTGAGCGGCGTAATGAGCCTAATAAGCCGTCTCAGCTAGGATTAAAGCAACAAAAACGGCCTAAACGCCGTAATTTTGTCTCAAGCTGGTAGTCCTGTGAACATCCCAAGCGAGATCCGGGCTGGTGACACCGTCAAATGGAGAGATGACTCTTCGACGGATGTTTTCGGCAACGAAATCAAAAGTGACGAGTGGACTCTCAAGTACTTCTTGAGGACCAATACTGCCTCGGAAGGGCATATTTCTACGGGCAGTGTTTTCGGCACTGGCTGGGAATTTACGATTTCTGCGACAGATTCAGCAGGATTTGATGCTGGAAACTGGTATTGGCAGGCGATTGCGACTAAGAGCAGTGAGAAGATCACTCTTGGATATGGCACGCTGACGGTTGAGGCGGCACTTGAGTATTCAGGAACGCCTGGCGCCTTCGATGGGCGTAGCCAAGCAAGAAAAGACTTAGAGGCAGTTCAGACAGCGATCAGGACTTTGATTGCTGGCGGCGCTGTCCAGGAATACAAGATTGGCAACCGCAACTTAAAACGTTACGACTTGCCTGACTTGATTCAGCTTGAGGGTCGCTTGAAGGCTGAGGTGAATCGTGAAGAGCAGGCTGAAATGATTGCCAACGGCCTTGGCAATCCGCGCAACATGTTCGTGAGGTTCAACTGATCATGGGTATTCGTTCAACCGTCATGAACTTTTTGGGCTTTGGCAAGCCTGCTGCCAGAGTCTTCCGCCGCGCTTACAGCGGCGCGATGGTCTCGCGTTTGACAAACGATTGGATGTCGACGCAAGCCAGCGCTGATGCTGAGATCAGGGGCAACCTACGCAGGTTGCGTGATCGTTCCCGCGAGATGGTGCGGAACAATCCGTATGCGCGGCAGGCCAAGCGGACGACACAGATCAATGTGATTGGCACCGGCATCAAGCTGCAATCACAGGTGCTCCAGCTGCGCGGCAGCAAGCGAGACAACCGTATCAACAACGAGATTGAGGCGAAGTGGTCCTATTGGACGCGGCCTAACGCTTGTGATTGTTCAGGTCGTTATAGCTTCCACGATTTTGAGTGGTTGGCTGCTGGCGCCATGTGCGAGTCAGGCGAAGCATTGTTCAGGATTGTCCGTCGCGCTTTTGGTGAGTCAAAGGTGCCTCTGGCGCTGCAGATGATTGAAAGCGATCTGCTCGACGAGTCATACAACGGTGCTACTCAGAAAAAAGGCAACGAGTGGCGCAACGGTGTTGAAGTTGATGAGTGGGGCCGCCCTGTGCGGTACGCGATTCTGACTCGTCATCCTGGAGACACATTTTTCCAAGGCAATCCTGTCCCTGACAGGAAGCATGTTTTTCTGCCGGCAGATGATGTAATTCATCTGTTTATGCCTGAGCGGCCAGGTCAGAACAGGGGTGTTCCTTGGTTCCACAGCGTGATGGCAGACGCGCATCAGCTGCAGGGCTATGAGGAAGCAGCTGTGATTCGTGCTCGTGCTGGCGCAAGCATCATGGGCTTCATCACCAACAATGAGGGTGAGCTGATTGCAGATGACGTTGAGAACAGTCAGCGCATCAGCGAGTTTGAGCCTGGCACTTTCAAGTATCTCTCGCCTGGTGAGTCTGTCTCGGTTCCCGACATTGACTCCCCAGATCAGCAGTTTGAAATGTTTGTCAAAAACAAGGTTCGGCGCTTTGCGTCTGGCTTTGGCTGTTCGTATGAGACATTGTCTCGCGACTTCAGCGACACCAACTACAGCAGCTCACGGCTTTCGCTTTTGGAGGACCGCGAGCACTGGCGTGTTGTTCAGAAATATCTGATCGACAACATGCATATGCGTGTGTTCCGTGAATGGCTGAACCTTGCAGTGCTCAGTGGCTACTGCGATTTCCCTGACTACGAGCTGCGGCCTGAGCGTTATCTGTCTCCGCGTTGGATGCCTCGTGGTTGGAGCTGGGTCGACCCGCTGAAAGAAGTTAAGGCTTATCGAGAGGCGGAACAGGCTGGCTACATGACCAAGCAGCAAGTCATTGCTTACTCAGGCGGTGACTTTGATGACAACGTCGCCGAGCTTGCTCGTGAGCAGCAGATCGCTGCTGATGCTGGAGTCAAGCTAGACAAGGATCTTGATTTGACTGACGAGACTATGCAGCTCTCGTTGCTTGAATCAGAAGAGCCACAGCCCACCCGCAAGCGGACAAATGGCAAGCGTAAACGGAGTTGAAATTGACCTTATGCCCAACGAGGGCATGAGGACTGAAGCCCAGCGTTATCGCGAGTGGAAGGCTGACGGTGAGGGCGGCGGCACTGATGTTGCCCGCACAAGAGCCAGTCAGATTTTGTCTGGCAATGAGTTGAGCGCTGACACGGTTGTGACCATGTCGGCTTGGTTTGCAAGACATGAGGTGGACAAGCAGGGCAAGGGATTTAGCCCTGGAGAAGACGGTTATCCCAGCAACGGAAGAGTTGCCTGGGCTGCATGGGGAGGCGATGCAGGCAAGTCTTGGTCAGATGCTCGTTCCAAGCGAATCAAGAAGGCTCGGGAACGTAGCGAAGTTATTAGCAATAATGAGGAAGAACTCTTGATTTCTATGGAGCAGGAACAAGAAAGGGCAGCACCTGATGCCCTAAAGCGTGGAGACTTTGTCTCCTGGAATTCATCAGGTGGTCGCGCCGAAGGTCGTATCGATCGGATCGAGCGTGACGGAACCATCGATGTTCCTGACTCTTCATTCACGATCACCGGCACCGAGGATGATCCTGCGGCGCTGATCACTCTTTATCGCGATAAAGAGGCGACTGATCGGAAGGTCGGGCACAAGTTCAGCACACTCACCAAGATTGCTCCTATTAGGGCTGAAGAGCCTGAGCAGCAGCGTTTTGTGGTGGGCGAACGGATGCAGCGCACTGAGGCAACCGATATCCGCTCCCTTGATGAGCGGACTTTTGAGTTTCCTTTCAGCTCTGAATACCCAGTTACGCGGTATTTCGGCAGCGAAGTGCTCAGCCACGACAGCAACGCACCGAACTTCATGCGCCTAAATGATGGCGCTCCGTTCCTCTTCAACCACAACCCCGACAAAGTTCTGGGTGTTGTTGAGCGGGCCTATTTGGATGAGGACAAAAAACGTGCTTATGCAAAAATCCGCTTCTCGCGCTCTGATTTTGCCAAACAGTATCTAGATGACGTTAAAGACGGCATCTTGCGCGGTATTTCGTTTGGCTACTCAATAGATGAGGTTGAGCAACGCGAGGAGGGTGTGCTTGCAACTAGCTGGACGCCTCACGAATTGAGCCTTGTTTCGATTCCGGCTGACCCCACAATTGGAATCGGACGTTCACTTCTTTCCGAAGAGCCTGCTATGCCTGAATCTTCACAACCAGAAGACACTACTATTACAAACGAAGCTCCTGTTGAGAAACAGGAAACTCGTTCAGCGGTCACGACCGCATCTAAACCCGCTCCTGCGATGGAAGAACAAACTCCCAACCTGGAGGTGATCCGGTCGGAGGCCAAAAAGGCTGAAAAAGACCGCGTTGCCGCCATCAACGCCTTGGGTGCTCAGCACCGCATGGCAGACCTAGCGCAAGAACTCATTGATGGAGACAACTCTATTGATGAGGCTCGTGCTGCATTCCTCGAAAAACTCGGAACCCGTCAAGTGGAACAACCTATTCGTTCTGCCGATGTCACTTCCAACGATGTCGGCCTTTCACAGAAAGAAGTCAAGCGCTTCAGCTTCATTCGCGCTCTGAACTACCTGGCTAACCCCGGCGATCAATCTGCTCGTCGTGAAGCTGAGTTCGAGATTGAAGTTGGCAACGCTGCTGCTAAGCAGTACGAGCGCTCCTCAAACGGCATCGTTGTGCCCAACGAGGTGCTGCGTCGTGACTTGAACGTTGGCACTGCCACCGCTGGCGGCAACCTTGTTGACGATGTGCTGCTGTCTGGCAGCTTCATCGAGCTGCTCCGCAATCGTCTTGCACTGGCACAGGCCGGCATGACGACCCTGAGCGGGATCAACGGCAACATCTCAATCCCCAAGCAGGGTTCGAGCGCAACCGCTTACTGGGTTGGCGAGGGTTCTTCTCCCACCGAGTCCCAGCAAACCATCGAGCAGATCAACCTTAGCCCCAAGACTTGTGGCGCTTTTGTTGACTACTCCCGCAAGCTGTTGCTTCAGTCCAGCATCGACGTTGAGCAAATGGTCCGTGATGACCTGGCTCGCGTGCTGGCTCTTGAGCTGGATCGTGTTGGACTGAACGGCTCTGGCTCTTCCAACCAGCCTCTGGGCATCATCAACACCACCGGCATCGGTACCCAGACCATCACCACCTTCGGCACCTTCGCTGAATACATCGGGATGGAAACCGACGTTGCAGTGGCTAATGCTGACGCTGGCGCTCTGCGTTACATCATTAACGCATCTGCTCGCGGCGCTCTCAAGAGCACTGAGAAGGCTTCTGGCACCGCTCAGTTCGTTTACGAGAACGACGAGATCAACGGTTATCCCGTGACCGTGTCCAACCAGCTCGAGAACAACGACGCTCTGTTCGGTGACTTCTCACAGCTGATCATGGCCATGTGGTCTGGCTTGGATCTGACTGTTGATCCTTACGCAGGTGCAACTGCTGGCACTGTCCGCATCATTGCTCTGCAAGATGTCGACTTCGCGGTGAAGCAGCCTGGCGCATTCTGCTACGGCACCTGATCCAGGCAGTTGTCACATCGTTTCTGACTCATGAAGATTGAAATTCTGAGGCCAGTGATGATTTCCGGTGAGCCCGCAGCAGCGGGCTCCATTCTGGAAGTCGATGACGGCGTTGCCATGACCCTTATCGGTCTTCGCAAAGCTGTTGAGCATCAAGCAGAGGCCGCTGAGCCTGCTGTTGAGGAAAAGGCTTCTGAGCCTGCTCCTAAAAAGACCACTACTCGCAAGAGGACTAAGGAATCATGAGCATCGGCAACACTCGGCGGACTTTGACTGTCCTGTCGTTTGCGCCTAACGACGTTGTCACTGCAACTGGCAATGAAACAGGCGTTGACCTTCTTGACTACGAAGGCGACATCACCCTAATTCTTGACGCTGAAGCTGGCGGCTCCAGCATCACTTATGCCGTCAAGGTGCAGGACTCTGCTGACAACAGCACTTTTGCTGATGTGAGTGGAGCTGCTTTCACCACCACCACTGCTAACACTGCTCTCGTCGAGAGCCTTGTTGTGAACACTGATGAAATCAAGCGTTATGCGCGTGTTGTCATCACTGTTGCTGGTGGCACTGGTGCAGGTGCAGTAAGCGTCGTTGGACTGGGACGCAAGAAGTACAACTGATTTTTGATCTGCCGCCCCCGCATCGCGGGGGCTTTTTCATATGGCGCTTTCTTTCACTGAAGATCTCGACGCTTTCTTTGATACGCCGGGTTTCACGGTGCCAGTAGTTTTTGGCGCGACCACCGGAGTTGGATACTTCGAGTCGCCCAACGAGATTATTGCTGATGGAGTCGTGTTGACGACTGACTACGCAGTGGTGGTGAAGACATCTGATTTCTCATCTGTGGCGCGAGGTGACACGATGACTGTTGAGAGTGTGAATTACACGGTGCGAGAGCCAATGTTGCTTGACGACGGTAAAATCATGCGTGTGATGTTGATGAAAGACTGATAGTTGGACAACACCACTTATGAGAACTGGGTTCGAGTCAAGCAAGCGTTGGAGGCGTCAGGCAGGACCGATTCGTCCTTTTACAAACGTGCAGCCTATATCGTGCAAAATAGACGTGACCCTGGGCCAGGCATATGACGACCAAGCGCGAGAACATTCTGGCTGCTATCAAGACGGCATTGACTGGCACTGCGGGTGTTGGCACAAGGATTTACAGAAGCAGAGTTGAGCCGTTGAGTCGGGAGGAGTCTCCTGCGATTGTTATTGAACCTATTAGTGACACCCCAGAGCAGAACACTAGTCTTCCAACGCTGGACTGGACTCTTCGAGTGCGAATTGTGGTGTTAGAGCGGGCCACAGTTCCTGATCAGGCGGCTGATGACACCATCGAGGATATGCATTCCAAACTCATGGCGGACCTGACTTTGGGCGGTCATGCGATTGATGTGCAGCCTGCTCAAACTAGTTTTCAGTTACTTGAAGCAGATCAACCTGCGGGGGTGATTTTTTGTGAGTACGAAATTCGATATCGCTCACAGGTTGATGACCTGACTCAGTAATGCGCTGGCGCTAACGTAAACCTAACCACCCTTTCCATTTACCATGATTAGTGAACGCACTGGAGAAGGCGGAACCTATC